ACGAGCAACCTCGGCGGGTACGGGGAGTACTGGTCGATGAACGGTCGTCCCGATCGTTCCCGGCTCTTCCTCTCGAACGAGCGCTCGATCATCTCCTCGATCTACACGCGCATGGCCATCGACTGCGCAGCGGTCGAGATCCGGCACGTGCGCACGGACGATCAGAACCGGTACCTGGAGGACATCGACAGCGGCCTCAACAGCTGTCTGACTCTGGAAGCCAACATCGACCAGGCGGCCGAGCATTTCCGCAGGGACATCGTCACCACCCTCTTCGACAGGGGAGTCGCGGCGATAGTCCCGGTCGACACGACCATCAGCCCGAAGGAGAACGGCGGATACGACATCAAGACGATGCGGGTCGGCGACATCGTGATGTGGTATCCGAAGCACGTCCGGGTCATGCTCTACAACGAGAACCGAGGCCTGCGGGAGGAGATCACCCTCCCCAAATCGGCCGTGGCCATCGTCGAGAATCCGCTGTATTCGGTGATGAACGAGCCGAACTCGACTCTGCAGCGGCTGATCCGGAAGCTCAATCTCCTGGACGGCCAGGACGAGCTGTCGGCGTCGGGCAAGCTCGACATCATCATCCAGCTTCCGTACGTGATCAAGTCGGAGGCGCGCCGAAAGCAGGCCGAGCAGCGTCGCAAGGACATCGAGTGGCAGCTCAAGGGGAGTCAGTACGGCATTGCATATTCGGACGCCACCGAGAAGATCACCCAGCTCAACCGACCGGCCGAGAACAACCTCCTGGCCCAGGTCGAGATGCTGACGAACCTGCTCTACATCCAGCTCGGGGTGACTCCCGAGGTGATGAACGGCACGGCGGACGAGAAGGCGATGCTGAACTACATGGGCCGGACTGTCGAGCCGGTCCTGAACGCCGTCGTCGAGTCCATGCGCCGGACATTCCTGACCAAGACGGCCAGGACGCAGAAGCAGACGATCATGTACTTCGCCAACCGGCTCAAGCTCATTCCGATCGGTGGCGAAGGCGGAATCGCCGACATCGCCGACAAGTTCACCCGCAACGAGATCGCCTCCTCCAACGAGATCAGGCAGATCATCGGCTGGAAGCCGTCTGACGAGCCGAAGGCCGATCAGCTGGTCAACGCGAACATGCCGCAGGCGGACACGGGCCTGCCCAACCCTCGTGAGGACGACACGGCTCTGGACGATGAGGTCCAGGCTGTCCTCGACGAAGCCGACAGGGCGCTCAAGGGTAAGTGATGTACACCAAGCCCAAGCCTGAGCTAACCCACTTCGCCCCCTACGACCCGCTCAAGGCCCACCAGTACTACCTCCGGACCAGGAAGCTGAAGGGCCGGAAGAAGGGGAGGGCCGAGCCGACCGGGCCAGCAGGCCAGGCCAGCAAGATCCTGAGAGGGCCGACTGGACGACAGCCGGTCAGGAACAACCCGCAGCTGCACAGGCAGCGCCAGGCAGCCGCGGCAAGGGTCTCGGTGCTCCGCAAGAAGCTCACTGAGCTGAACTCCAAGCTCAAGGAGAAGCTGGCGGAGCAGAGAAAAGCCGAGGCGGAGGCCAAGAAGGGCCCCAGTGCTTCCGATAAGCGGGAAGCGGCCGAGCGATCCAAGGATTGGAGGGCCAAGAACCAGCAGAAGGTCAAGCAGCAAGAGGCCCGCCGCGCGGCCAAGGACAAGAAAGAACCCGCGACGAAGAAGTCCGGTGGAGGTGAGGACTCCATCGAGGGGATCCGGACGGCCATAACCAAGGTGAAGGGTGCCTTGGACAAAGCTGTCGCCAGACAACGCGCTCTCGGCTGAGATCCGAAGATCCAAGTCGAAAGGATAGGTCAAAATGGGAGCAAAGTCCCACGTGGTCTTCGGTGACCTCTCGCCGGAGAACAGTCTGATGCACTCCGCAATCGTCGCCGTGAAGCCGGACTTCAGCGGATGGGCGACGAAGGCGAACCTGAAGTGCACGGACGGACGCACGATCCTGCCAGGGGCCTTCGCCCACCAGGACAAGGCCCAGGTGCCGCTCGTCTGGCAGCACGGGCACAACGAGCCGGGCAACGTGCTCGGCCATACCGTCCTGGAGAACCGGGACGACGGCGTGTACTGCTTCGGGTACTTCAACGACACGGAGCAGGCCAAGAACGCCAAGACGCTGGTGGAGCACCGAGACATCAGCGCCCTGTCGATCTTCGCCAACAAGCTCGTCGAGAGGGCCAAGCAGGTCTCGCACGGCATGATCCGCGAGGTCTCGCTGGTCCTGGCGGGTGCCAACCCCGGCGCCCTGATCGACAACATCGAGCTGCAGCACGCGGACGGCGACCTCGTCACGATCGAGGACGAAGCCATCATCTACACCGGCGAGCCCCTGCGTCACGGGGACGAGTCGGCGGTGGTCGTCGAGGAGAGCAACGAGGACGAGCCGACCGTCCAGGACGTCTACGACGGGATGTCCCCCGAGCAGAAGGAGGTCGTCCACTACATGGTGGGGGCCGCGCTCGAGAGCACCGAGACCCCCGCGCCGAACACCAAGAGCGAGAACGGCACGGCATCCCATTCCGCCACGAACAACGAGGAGGACACCCGCACCATGTCGAGGAACGTCTTCGAGGAGCAGAACGGTTCCTCGGGCTCTCAGACGCCCCAGCACACGCTGTCCCACGACGACATGCGCGGCATCGCCCAGGACGCCGTGCGGATGGGATCGCTCAAGGAGGCAGTCGAGGCCTACGCACTCGCGCACGGCATCGACAACCTCGAGGTCCTGTTCCCGGACGCCCGCGCGGTCACCGACCGTCCGGAGTTCGACTCACGCCGGATGGAGTCGGTCAAGTCCGTCATCAACGGCACCCGGCACTCGCCGTTCAGCCGCATCAAGTCCCTGGTCGCGGACATCACGCACGACGAGGCCCGTGCCCGGGGCTACATCAAGGGCAACTTCAAGAAGGAGGAGTGGTTCGGCCTCACCCGCCGGATCACCACGCCCACCACGGTCTACAAGAAGCAGAAGCTGGACCGCGACGACATCATCGACATCGTCGACCTCGATGTCGTGGCCTGGATGAAGGCCGAGATGCGGATCATGCTGGACGAGGAGCTCGCGCGCGCGGTCCTGATCGGAGACGGCCGGGCCGTCGACGACGAGGACAAGATCCGCGATCCCTCCGGCGCCAACGAGGGCGCGGGCATCCGCTCGATCCTCCACGATCACGACCTCTACGCCCCCAAGGTGTACGTCAACATCGACGACGCCAACTCGACCCCCTCGGAGATCGTCGACGCGATCATCCTCAACATGGGGCTCTACAAGGGCAGCGGGTCGCCGACGTTCTACACGACGCTGCCGATGCTCACCAAGCTCCTGCTCGCCAAGGACACCCTGGGCCGCCGCCTGTACCGGACGGCCTCGGAGCTCGCGTCGGAGCTGCAGGTCTCGTCGATCCAGACGGTGGAGGCCCTCGAGGTCGAGACCGATCTCGTCGGCATCATCGTCAACCTCAACGACTACACGCTGGGAGCCGACAAGGGCGGCGACGTGGCGATGTTCGACGACTTCGACATCGACTACAACCAGTACAAGTACCTGCTGGAGACCCGCCTGTCGGGCGCGCTCATCAAGATCCGCTCGGCGATCGTGCTCCACAAGGTCGGCGCCTCCGACACGGTCCGGGTCCCGACGGCCCCGACGTTCGACCCCGCGAGCGGAGACGTGGACGTGCCCTCCATGACCGGCGTGTCGTACCGACGCGAGGACGACGGCAGCGTCGTCTCCGGCACCACGATCACCCTCGCCGACGGCGAGCAGGTGACGATCGTCGCCGTCCCGACGGCGGGGAACTACTTCTCGAGCACCGCGAACACCTCGTGGACGTTCGTGAAGCGCGGAGCCCCGACCGGCCGGGACGCGTGGAACCCGGACGCGGGCGGCACGGCACCCTAGGTCATGCGCTTCCACGGAAAAGTCGGGTTCGGCGAGACCGTGGAAACCTCACCGGGCGTGTACGAAGACGTCATCGTCGAGCACGAGTACTTCGGTGATGTGACACGAGCTGCTCGGAAGCTGGCTGAGGGGGAGGACCTGAACCCGGACCTCTCCCTCACCAACGCCATCAGCATCGTGGCGAATGCTTACGCCGCTGAGCATTTCTTCGAGGTTCGATACGTCGAGTGGTCAGGGGTCTACTGGACCGTCACGGATGTGGAGATCCAGAGGCCCCGACTGCTCATGAGGCTTGGGGAGGTCTACAATGGCCCCAAGGCTTGAGCTCCAGTCGCTTCTCGAAGCGGTCACGGAGCACGTCTACTTCCAGCCGCCGACCAACTTCCAGATCGAGTACCCGTGCATCATCTACGAACGGGACGGAGGTGAGGCGGAACACGCGGACAACGTGTCGTACCTGCGCGTCAAGCGGTATCAGGTGACGGTCATCGACCGGAATCCCGACAGCCAACTGCCAGACAGGGTGGAAGACCTGCCTCTGTGCAGATTCGACCGATTCTTCACGGCAGACAGCCTCAACCATCACGTCTTCAACCTCTTCTTCTGAAAGGATCAAGCGCATGACAGCACTGGTCTGGGACCAGGTCGGTGAGCGTCTCTACGAGACCGGCGTCGATCGCGGCGTTCTCTACATCCCCGACGACACGGGCGTCTACGCCGAGGGGTTCGCTTGGAACGGTCTCACGACCGTCACCGAGTCCCCCTCAGGCGCCGAGTCCAACGCGCAGTACGCGGACAACATCAAGTACCTCAACCTCCTGTCGGCCGAGGACTTCGGCGGCACGATCGAGGCCTTCACCTACCCGGACGAGTTCGGCCAGTGCGATGGCACGGTCGACGCCAAGCCGGGTGTCCAGATCGGTCAGCAGGGCCGGAAGGTCTTCGGCCTGAGCTACCGGACCAGGGTCGGCAACGACATCGACGGGACGGACCACGGCTACAAGCTCCACCTGCTCTACGGCCTGCAGGCAGCGCCGTCGGAGAAGGCCTACGCCACGATCAACGACTCGCCCGAGGCGATCACGTTCTCGTGGGAGGTCTCCTCCACCCCAGTGCCGGTCACCGGCTACAAGCCGACCGCCCTCCTCGTGGTCGACTCGACGGTGGTCGACGCCGCGGCGCTCAGCGATCTCGAGGATCTGCTGTACGGCACCGGCGGGGCTCCGGGAACGGATCCCCAGCTGCCGACGCCGGACGAGGTCATCGCGCTCGTCGGCCCGTAGCAGAAGCTGAAAGGACAGGGAATGCTCACTATCACGATCGGGGGTACCGAGTCGTTCGACGACGGACGGCAGACGTTCGTCATCACCGGCGGTCGCAAGGTCCATCTCGAGCATTCCCTGCTCAGCCTGTCAAAATGGGAGTCCAAGCACGAGAAGCCCTTTCTCGGCAAGGAAGAGAAGTCACCGGAAGAGGTCATCTCCTACGTGGAGTGCATGCTGTTGGACGACAATCTTCCGGAGGACATTCTCCACCAACTCTCCGAAGAGAACTTCAAGCAGATCAACGACTACCTGGAGGCGAAGAGGACCGCGACCTGGTTCTCCGAGCAGCCCAGTGAGCCGAAGAGCAGAGAGGTCATCACCTCCGAGCTGATCTACTACTGGATGACGACCTTCCAGATCCCATGGGAGGCCGAGAGCTGGCACCTCAACCGGCTCTTCACCCTCATCCGGGTCTGCAACGTGAAGGCGGCGAAGCCGAAGAAGATGAGCAGGAACGAGATAGCTCAGCGGAACCGCGAACTCAACGCCCAGCGAAAGGCCCAGCTGGGCACATCTGGATAAGAAAGGGGGGCCTGATGACAACTCTGGTCTGGGACCAGATCGGTGAACGTCGTTTCGAGACCGGAGTCGACCACGGAGTTCTCTACCTGCCGACCCTCACCGTCCCCTGGAACGGGCTGATCTCGGTGAGCGAGACCCTCAGCCGGGAGGTCAAGCCGTACTACATCGACGGGATCAAGTTCCTCGATCACCACGTCCCCGGGTCGTATGCCGCCAAGCTCCAGGCGTTCACATACCCCGACGAGCTGGACGACCTGATCGGAACCGCCGAATTTGCTCCGGGGGTATTCGTCCACGATCAAGGGCAGCCCAAGCTGTTCAACCTGTCGTACCGGACACAGGTCGGGAACGACCTGCTGGGGTCCGATTACGGCTACAAGATCCACATCCTCTACAACCTCCTGGCCATACCCAGCGACACCACGCTGGGGACCATCTCCGAGTCCCCGGCGGTTCAAGCTTTTGAGTGGAGTCTCTTCGGAACTCCCTCGCAGATGTTCGGGATCCGGCCGACGAGTCATGTCTCGCTCGAGTCCCGGACGATAGATCCGGCCTTGCTGTCCTCCATCGAGGAGCTCCTCTACGGCTCAGAGGATTCCGACCCAAACCTCCCCGGGTTGGTCGACCTCCTCGCTCTGGTCGAGTCAGCATGAGCCGGATCGAACTTGGCGGGTTCGGTGAGCCGATCCCCACGGTCGCTCTGCCGGACCCCAACGTGGACGAGAACTTCCCCTCGGTCGTTCTCCAGCTCAACGATGGAGAGCCCTTCATCAAGTTCGACTGGGAGGGCGTGGGCTATACGCACTACGAGGTCTGGGTCGTCGGTGCCTGCGGCGGCGTCGGAGGGCGGAACGCTCCCATCCAGTGGGTCCCCGTGACCACGTTCGACGTCCACACCCCGGACACGGTCTGGAATGCCGCCGTCCAGCTCCGGCGGTCATATCTCTACACCGGCCCGGGAACCGATCAAGTCTGGGTCGACGGGCGCTACGTCCCGTACGGCCAGTGGCACTCCCAGGTGTGGGAACCGCTGGTCCCCGCCCGGTGGATGACGGACGAAGAGCACCTGAACTACATCAACCCGACGCACATCGGCTCCATCAACACCTGGACGGTGGCCGACCTGCTGGACGCCGATCTCTCCTACAACCCCGGG